GGTGAGTTCGCTATTATTAATAGTCGTGCAGTCATTCACCAAACCGAAAGTGTAGTCGACGGCAATATACTTTCAGTAATATCTCCAAGTCAAAGTAGCCAAACAAGCGGACTTACACTAGGTGAAACATTTAATGTAGCTAGGGTATACGAGCAAGGCCCCACGAAGGTTATTAGCGCAGCGGTTAACAATGGAACTAGTCACGGAAACGCAGAGTATACTGGACTATATCAGATAGTCATAACCTCTAATGCGCACGGTTATGACATCGGTGACCCAATTACTATTGCTGGCTTCGGAGATACTAAGACCGACGGAAAAAGGTATATAGCTGAACGCACGACTGACACGGTGACTTTTTATATTCCTCAGAACGGAAGCGTTACACTATCTGGAGATGAAACTGTCAACCTAGCGGATGGATTTGAGTTCTACATAGATGCAGCAAAAACTACAACGCACGCTACAGACGGGGAGTCCCTGTCTGCGACTCCTGTATTTACAAAGCAGGTGTCAGTCGGGCTAGGCTTTAGTCATATGCCAGCTCCTTCGTATGCGGCTTACCACCAGCGCAGGCTGGTAATGCCGTTTAAATTCTCAGTAGACGACGCAGAGGACAGCTTTACCTTTAGAAATATTCTGGACGAAATTATTATTTCGGACATCCTGGACTCCGATACCTACGACCAGATCTATAGTCAGTTCAGGTTTAACGCAGGGACGGCGGACTTTAACGTAGGGCTGCACTCATTCTCCGATGACAAGTTAGTAGTGTTTAACCGCAACAGTATTCACCTTGTAAGTGGAGCAGGACAAAGCGCAAAGGTTCAGTTAATTACAAATGAAGTAGGCTGCGTTGCAAGGCAGAGTATTATACAGGTAGGAAACAATATATTATTCCTGTCGGACAATGGTGTATACGGAGCTAACTTCCAGGATCTATACAACCTTCGTGGTAACGAAATTCCACTCAGTTCTACTATCAATCCTGTTATTCAACTAATAAATAAAGATCGTTGGGACAAGAGCGTAGGCGTTTACTTTGATAATAGATACTACCTAGCGGTTCCCCTGAATAAAGAAGTTGTGACGGCGCAAGTCGGCACAGCTCAAATTGGTCAACCAGGTGATTCTAATTTTGTAGCAGCTTCGTCGGACTTCGCACCAGCTTTTACGTCAATAGAGGTCGCACAGGTTAACAATGCTATATTAATCTTTAACTTGATTAACAAGCAGTGGGAGAGCGTTGACACTACAAGTGCGCCGAACTGGGACATTTCTAACTTAATTGTAGCGGGAAAGAAATCTGACCGTGCTGTCTACGCAATCAACAGCCTAGGCGGACTACACAGGCTTGACGCCCGTGTAGATGCAAGTGATATACTGACTACGTCGATTCCAGTGTCAGGCGCTGAAGCCGAAGATCCTTATACTATACCTTCTTCGATGACGACCAGGCAGTATACCCTCGGTAACCTAGACCGCAAGCGTTGGAACAATTTTGACCTGCACGTGCAGTCGTCGCCTGACAGTGCGTCCAACTTTGATATTAACGCAGAGCTAGAAAACATTGACGCTTCGATATCATTAGGCAGTTTAAATTCACTGAACTCCAAAGAAAACCTACTTCCTAATGAGGACGTTTCCATCCGTGGTAGAATGGGTAACAGGCGAGCCTACGGAGTTCAATTCAAATTCGACAATATAGTTGGACGCCCTAGCGTGCGAGCGATTAAGGTTGCTGGCGCAGAAGCATTTAGATCAATCAACAGAGCAATATAAGATATGGCAATTATTACTACAGGAAACAACTTTGGAGCAACCGATGCGGTTACGAATACAAAGCTAAACGACATAGCAAACGCAGCTACGTTCGACGACCCAGCGGACGAAACCAGCATTGAAAAAATTACATCTGGTGCTGGCTTGATTGGCAAGCTAGGCATTAAGGACGAAGGGGTGACACTTGCTAAGATGCAGCACATCGGCACAGATAAAGTCCTCGGTCGTACCTCAGAAAATACAGGAGACGTAGAAGAAGTAGGTATCATCATAGGCAGCAGTGGCGATGCTGGTTTACTTTTTGATAACGATGATATGCTTGATAATAGCGATACTGCTGGAGGTTCGGCTACTCGTGGTGCTACGCAGCAGAGTATTCAGGCTTATACGGGTTCTTTAGATACTGAACCAGTTAATCTCACCTTACTAAATGGCGCTGTGGCTTACGGCGCTGATTACGAAGTCCCATCATACTACAGAACACGAGATAACATAGTTCACCTTCGAGGACTTCTAATAGGCAGTACAGCGAATGATGTTGTTGCTAGTCTGCCATCTGGCTTTAGACCAGCAAAAAGATTACTTTTCTCTGCACCAGATGATTCGGTTGCAGCTCGTATAGACATCCACGCCGCTGGTAACATAGAGGTTCAATCGGGTGTTTCCAGCTACAATTCCTTAGACGGAATTTCTTTTTTAGCAGACGGATCCTAATATTCTTCATCTTGTAATAAATTTAAAAATTCAATAATATGGCCATTTTAAATAAAGGAACATCGTTCTCAAACGGGGAGCAGCTCACCGCCGATAAGATCAACGACTTAGTTGATTTGGCTACGTTTAATCAGAATGCTACTGACAGCAACACTACTGGCGTTAACTCTGCGGGTCAGATCGTAGTTAATCAGGGCGGCATAAACACGGCTCAACTTGCTACGGGTGCAGTAGAGACAGCCAAGATCAAAGATGCAAATGTAACATTTGCAAAGCTAACAGATGTCATTGACGACGACACAATGGCTACTGCTACTGATACTACCTTAGCTACCTCGGAAAGCATTAAGGCTTATGTAACTGCGATGCGACCAAAGTTTGTGTCACTTACGGGAGGGACGACGGATTTAATAAAGGAAAACCAAGCTGATGGAACAACGGTAACATATAATATTGCTGACTTTACTTCTGGTGATTCTGATTTTGCTACTAGTAAAATTACTGGATTGATAGTTGAGGGGTTTGTATTTACTAAGACAAACACAAATCTCATATTAGCGAGTCTTCCAGATGGCACATCAACGGTTATATGTAGAGGCTACACAAATAGCACTAGTGTTTCTATCTCTGATGCTGGTAGTATGTTAATACCCATAAACTCGGACACAAGCACATTTAGTTTTCAATATCTAATGGGTAATACTTCGGGAGGAGTTTTTAACCAATCAAAGATAAGAGGAGCAATTATTCAACCTGGCCTGTAGCACTAATGAATCCCCTCCTGCAATCAGTTCAAATAGCATTGCAAAATGCTGAACAGAAAGAAGCCATTGACCTTATTGATAGGGTCGTGGATTTCTGTATTGAACACGAGAACGGGAAAGTATTTGATGGCTGGGAAAAAGAAATGATACGCCTTATGGTTGCATACCACTGGGCAAAGCAAACCTTAATAGTTCACCACAATGCAGACGAAACCATTAGGGGTGTGTTTATGTGGTATAATTGCAACAGGGATGACGGATGGAATTTTATAAATAACTGGGAGCCAGACAGAGAAGACGGAGATAGCATATTTATGGCTTTTCTTTTTTCTGAGGGCAAGGACTCCTTCAAGAAGTTAACACTGGACTTCGTTAATAAATGCCCAGAGGTCCTTACTAAAAATAAAATAGGCTTAAGATACAGAAGCGGATTCCCTAAGCGGATGAATTACAGCAATAAACTTTTTAAAAAAATCATTAACAACTAAATACTATGGGTGGCAAAGGCGGAAGCAGCACAACAATACAACAACCTGATCCGATAGATCCAGGCCAGGCAATGGGCGAATACCTTTTTGGTAAGGGCTTTGGCAATTACCAAGGCATTACTGACTCACGGCTTCAGAATAGATTAATTGCTTCCGAGAGAAAGTATCGCCCTCAATACACTGCTCTTGAGCTAGCGGACATTGGCGTAATGGCTCGTGGTATCGAAGGAGGGACACCTAACCCAGAGTATCAACAACTAGAGGCGCAGCTTGCTGGATTAGAGGCTGGCGCAGCGGTTGATGCATCCAGTGCTGGTGATAGTTCACAAACAAGTAAGGAACTAGAAGCAGCCGCCCTAAAATTATACCCTGGGGCAGGACCCTACGATTTTGGCCGTGGGAGAGGGGCAGGCAGTAAGAGAAGTGACTACAATAAAAGTCAATCGAAAAATCGAGCCGCATTTATAAGTGCAGTAAATTCAGGAAAAGGAGATCCTGCTGCGGATCGTGCAGCTAAGATTGCACAAGTTAAAGCGCAGTTACGCCAAACTCCCGAAACTTTGGACGGGACTCCAGGTCTATTTGATCTTCTAGAAGAGCAAACAACTCGTGCGGGTGCATTACAGCGTGAGCAACTAGGCTTACAACGTGCTGATGATGTATCGGCATTGCAGGAGTTCGCACCTCAAGTAGTCGAGGCTTACCGTGACGCTGACCCCTACAGCACAGGACTCGCCGAGCAGCAGACTGCTATGGCGGAAGACCTATACCAGCGGTCACAGGGTCTTAACCCTGAGCAACAACGTATGGCAGACCAGCAGGCACTAGGTATGGCTCAAAGCCAGGGCCGTGTAACGGACCAGAGTGCAGTTGCTTCACAAGTATTAGGACGTGAAAACTATTTATCTGGACTCCGTAGCCAAGCAGCAGGTATGGGTCAACAGGCTTTCGGTATGAACCGTCAGTTAGCAGGTGACGTAGGTATGACTATTTTAGGTCGCCCTTCGGCTGCTGTTGGTCTAGGTGGTCAAATGCTAGGAC